CGTACCCTGCTATTGTGGTAGGAGTGCTTGTAATATTTGAAAATGCTGTTGTTATGCCGGTTAAATTACTACCGTCTATCGCTGGTAGAGCACCTGTGAGTGTTGTTGCGTTTAGCGTGCCATTTACACTGTCAACTAGTACAGTTGAATCAGCGGCAACAATATCAATTGATTGTGTACTACCACTTGGCAATACTGAACTTGTAATAGCATTGTCTACTTCCGTTTTTGTGTAAGCATCTGCAATGCCATATCCTGCTAATGTAGTTGGGGTATTTGTTAAATTGCTGTAATCTAAACTTGCACTAATTGTTCCTGTGGCTGTAATATTTCCTGTGATATTTAAATTACCAATACCTGTAATATCATTGCCACTAAGATCTAAATTTCCACCAAGTGCGGGCGAAGTATCTGAATCTAGTGTAGTTCCACTACCTGCGTATACTTCATCAAAGTTGTCATTGATTTTGTCAAAGGCTGAGCGAAGGCTTTCACCGTCTCCTGCTAATTCACCTGATCCAATATTAATCGTTTGCTTTGCCATTTGCCCACCTTAATGATTTAATCGTATGCTGTTTACTGTGCCGTCAGTCCAATTAGAAACATAAGTTCTTATCCAAACAAAGTTTCCTGTAAAATTATAAGTTTTACTAGAAGTTTCGTTAGAAGTATATTCTAACTTACTTGTACTTGCACTTACAAGTTTACCAGTTGTGTCAATTGTTTGACCTGAACCTAATCTAACAGTAAACCAGTCGTCTGCTGTAGGGTTAATTGCAAGTGTTCCTTGTATTTCTATATTACCTAAAAATCCAGTTAGATCGACTTGCACTGTATGTAGTCCGTCACTACGTCCGTAGTATCCGTCACCTTTAAATGCATCACCAACAGCAGTAGCTACTGTGCTATCTCCTGGGTGTGTAGTTTGACTTAATATTATTTCACTATTATTTGGCATACTATTATTTATCAAGATCTTGCTTGCAAACAATTTTGTCTACACGACCATTGCTGCCTAGCATAAGTCCTACTATATTAAGAACCTTATCATCTCTCACATAAAAGTATAATCCGTTAGAGTAGCCTCTGTTTGCTACTTCATCTAAAAATACCGGCCCTGCCTTAGCAAGTTTAGGATTTGCAACAATCCAACTAGCTAGGCTCGGATCAGGCTTAGAGTTGAGTGTCACTCTAAACTGATAGTCTGTGGGTTTTTCTACAAGAATAGTGTTTTTAGCAAGAACTACAGGCGGTTCATAAAACTCAGTAGGATTGTCGACATTTTTTGCTATGTATGTTAGCCAGGCTTTATCGTTGCTATAGAGTTGTATACTAGGATATTCTACTCTTATTTTATAGTCGTTTCTAAGTGTAAGCTCTTTATATAACCACTTACATTCAAAAAACGATTTAACATCGTATTCTTTTTTCCTATACGTTCCTGTAATTAAAGGTCTGTCTAGTTCGTACAAGAGTTCAAGCCGAGATAATTCTTCTCTAGCAAATCTAAATTTCTTCTCTCTAAAGATATGAGCTAGGGGATTGTACACCCCTAGCTTGTATGGATATTCGTTATAGAAAAGCTTTTTAGTTTCACGAATTCTCAATCACGGTTTCCTTTAAAATATTAAGAACTAGATCATTGTCAACAACATCAATCTCTAAGCTTCCGCCGTTTTTCAAATCTCCAAACAATAGTTGTCTAGATAGAGGACGTTTAATTTCGTTGTCAATTACACGCTGCAACGGTCTTGCACCCATTTTCTTGTCAAATCCTTTGTCAACAAGATAATCAAGTGCTTCGTCACTAACCTTAATTGCAACACCTTTGTCTTTGACCATAGTCTTAAGTTCAACAAGGAACTTACCAACAATTTTAAGCATAACTTCTTTGCCAAGTCTAGCAAATGTAATTGTACCATCAAGACGATTGCGGAATTCAGGTGCAAAGAATTTTTTAAGATCCGTATCTTCGTAATCTTTTTCTGTTTCGTCTGTAAAGCCGATAGCGTTTTTCTCTGCTTCCTGTGCGCCTAAGTTAGTTGTAAGGATAAGGATACAATTACGAGCATCTGCTTCTTTACCGTTAGATCCTGTAATCTTACCATTGTCCATAACTTGTAGCAAGATCTGTGACACATCTGGATGTGCCTTTTCAATCTCGTCAAGTAGTAGTACACAGTTAGGATTTTCTTGCAGTTTAACAATAAGTTGTCCTGCACTGTCTTCGTGACCTACATAACCTGGAGGAGAACCGATAAGTTTTGCAACACTGTGCTTTTCTTGATATTCGCTCATGTCAAAACGTACAAGTTTTACGCCTAAGTTGTTTGCAAGTTGTTTAGCAGTTTCGGTTTTACCTGTACCTGTCGGACCCATGAATACAAAACTACCAATCGGCTTATCGTCTGGTTTAAGACCTGCTTGTGCAACAAGAATTTTATCAACGATGCTTTCAATTGCTTTGTCCTGCCCGTATACAACACCTTTAAGATTTTTCTCAAGATTAGCAAGGTTTTCTGTTTCGCGTTCAGAAACCTGTTCTTCTGGAAGATTCACAGCTTTTGCAAGTTCGAACTCAATTTCTTTATCTGTCACAATCTTGTCATCGACTTGTCCTTTTAGATTGAATCTAGAACATGCTTGATCGATTAGATCGATTGCTTTGTCAGGCAGCTTTTTATCTGACTGATACTTCACGCTAAGTTTTACAGCAGCTTCTATAGCATCTTCAGTAATAGTAGTGTTGTGATAGTCTTCGTAGTATTTCTTAATGCCACGCAGAATATCTTTTGCTACTTCTGGAGTAGGTTCGTCTACGGTCACACGCTGGAATCGACGCATTAATGCACGATCCTTTTCGAAGTATTTGCGATACTCTTCCCAAGTAGTTGACGCAACTACCTTAAGATCACCTTTTGTTAGTGCAGGCTTTAGCATGTTTGCTAAATCGTTTGCACTATTTGATCCGCCAGCACCTGCACCACTCATCATATGTGCTTCTTCAACAAACATGATAGTTTTGCCTTTTTTACGCAAACCTGCTAGCACTAGTTTAAAACGCTCTTCGAAGTCTCCGCGATATTTTGACCCTGCAAGCATTGCACCAATGTCTAGATTATATACTTCGTATTCTTTTAGAAACTCAGGTACATTGCCTTGAACAATATTAAATGCCATACCTTCAGCAACAGCAGTTTTACCTACACCAGGTTCACCGACTAGTAGTACGTTGTTTTTACTGCGACGACCTAGAGCAAGTGCAATACTGTCTAGTTCTTCCGAACGTCCAATAACAGGATCAATACGCTTACGTTTCACTTCGTCGTTAAGGTTAGTGGTAAATGATCGCAGTGCTCTTTGAGCAGCACCAGTCATTTCTTCATCTTCGATCGCTTCTTCAACTTCGTTATTAATATAATCACCGAGCTGGTCTTTTTTCACACCGCCTTTTTCTAGGAAGTAAAAAGCATGGCTTTTCTTTTCAGACAGTATACTAATAGCAACGTCACTAAGTTCAATTGTACTACGTCCTGCAAAAAGAACTTGTGTAAATGCACGGTTAAGTACACGCTCGACTGTTTGTGTTTTTTTAGGTTTAAATTTTGTAATTTCTAATTTAATCTCTTCGAGATTATTTTTAAGATAGTGCTCTAAATTAGCTTTGATAAACTCTACATCTGCTCCGTACCCTTTGAGGATATTGTAGAAATTTTCACTGCACATCATACTAAACAACAGATGTTCCAACGTGACATACTCGTGTTGTAATTTTTGTGCGTCTTTAATTGCTTTATCAAAGACTAACTGTAGCTCTGCGCTTGGTTCAACCATGTACTAACCTCTTTTGCTTTTTTAATTTTTTCTTTGCCATGTCTAGCTTTAGTTTTGAAACTCTGTCTGTGAAAGTTATACCGTTAAGGTGATCGAATTCATGAAGGAAGCATCTTGCATCTATCCCACTAAATTCTATTATACATTCTTTTCCGTCTAAGTCAAGAAATTGTGTTAAAATTTTAACAGGTCTCTTTACGTGTAAGAATAGATCCGGATAGCTCAAACATCCTTCCGGACCGTTTTGTTTCTCTTCGCTAATTTCTAAAACTTGAGGATTTATAATAGCAAATGGTTTTTTAATTTCTTCGTGCTCTATTGGTCTCATAACAAAGATTTGTGCATCTAGTCCTACTT